TCTTCTAAGTATTCACCTTTTATTATATACATATCATCTACATATCTAACAAAGTGATGTTGATCTAAGTAGTCTATGCCTTGTTGTCTTGTGTAATCTACTTCAAACAAAAACTCTAACCCACGTACTTTACCTACATTAGCACCGTCAGACCATGAGTTTTCAGTACCATCATAAAACGTTTGAGCTTTGTTTTCATATCCAAACCTTGCAATCTTACGTATACCTAGAGCTAAGTTGTAATCGTACGGTGTTGATACTGTAACAGTGTTTAAACCATCAGTAACAGAAAACACATCTACATCCGATATAGAGTTACCACCATTAGCTGCAGCATAAAACGTAGCAAACTTAAAATACTTTTTAAAATCTTGAGAACAACACTCTTTAGGTGTTGAGCAAGCAACAAGTGCTATACATATAATTATTATTAGTTTTTTCATTGTTAGTAGTTGAATGTTTTAGTTACTTTTTTTCTTTTGTTTTTACTTCTTCTTTTACTTGCTGTTTTAGAGTTTTCAACACCTAGGTTCCACTTTGTCCAACCTGCCATTAAACCAATTCTTTGCCAAGCAGCTAAATCTTCTCCAAAAGCTTCTGAAACATTTGTTACTTTTTGATAAAGCCTTGACATAGGTATGTTTGTTGCTGTTTGAGTAAATGCAAATGCAGCTTCCCAAACAGGGTTTTTTAAATTATAATAAGGAAGTTCTTCTATAAGATCTTTATTCCATTGTATTGCTCTTTCTCCAGTTCTTATTTGTCTAAACTTAATACCTATTGGTGGAGATAAGTTTGCTAATTCCATAATTACAGCAGATTCATCTTTATTATAATCTTTTTCTTGTTCTTTGTAAAAAGCTATAGTCATGTTCTTTATAGTAGATATAACAGCACCACCAATACCCATACCTCTAAGCAAACTGTCTATACTACCACTTATTATTCTTTCTTGTTTTTTATCAAAAAACTCTTCATCATCTTCGTCGTCACTAAACATCATAGCAAACAAAGCTGTTTGTAAAGCATAGAATATCGCATTTTGCACAGCACCGTAATAAACTATTCTTGAAATATTTGCCTTCATACTACCTCTTCCGTTTATTAAATCTAAAGCTGCCTTTTTTGTTAAACGCGCATACTGCATAGGTGTGTTTTGAAAAGCTAATATAATTCTACCTAAAACAGAGGCTTGCTGTTGAGAAATCATATCAGGTCTAGAAGACTGTTGTGTTTCTTCTGCTATAGCTTGAAAATCATTAAAAGCTTTTTTCTTAGCTTCAGGAACACTCATACCTTCAGCAACATACTTATTTAATCTGTTTCTATAAAACGTAGCACCACCAGAAGCGATAGCAAAACTATCTGCAATTTGTGTAGGTAAAAAACCTTTTGTAAGTATGTAGTTTACAGCAGCTTTATACTTGTCAATCATACTACCAGAGTTTGCAACGTAATCAGCTAGTTCGTTAGCATTTACATCCATAGATAAACCACTACGTCTTTGCTTTAACATGTCTGAGTTAAATATCATTGAAAAGTCCGCCCAAAATTGTTTTTGATTAGCAAAAGCTTTAGCAGCTGCTATAACGTTGTTGTCTTCCCAGTTTATAAAGTTAACAGTAGAAAGAGTTTGTAGCAAAGCAGATCTTACGTTTACAAACATTGTTGTACCAATAGCTCCGTTTATCCAGTTCATAAACCTGTTTACAATTCTATTATCTCCAAAACTTCTGTTAGTACCATTTTCTATTCTATATAACATGTCTTCTAAAGCTTCTCTGTAATTTCTACCGTATATAGCTTCTATTTTATTCATGTTTTCTGGAGAAAATATTATACCTACATTTTCTAAAAACTCTGCAAAAAACTGTTTTCTGTTTATTTTAGAAACAGCATTTTGTAAATCTACTTTAATATCCTCAGTTAACCAATGGTCACCTGGCTTAACATAACCACCTTCTTGTTTAGAAGCAATGCCTAAAAGATCTGCAAAGGCTTTTAATTCTATATCAGAAGATATTATTTTTACTAAATCAGCTTGATCTGTATCTGTAAGTCCTGGTATTTTAAAACCAAACTTATCCCATAAATAAACCCTAACAGCATCTCCATAAGTGTAATCTGAGTTAGGTATTTTTTTATACAATTTTTTAGAAACAACAGGCATCTTTTTTAACAAAGCTTTATAATCACCTGCTATAGCTTGCTTAGCATTGTTTAAAGATTGGTAACCCCTATTTAGTGGTTTTATTAAGTTTTCTTTAAACCATTCAAATTGTTGCTCTCCTTTTTTTCCTGGACTTAAAAAAGAGTATATTAAACCTATAAAATCCTCAGCAGATGGTGGTATTAATATTTTAAACTTATTTTTCTCTTCACCTCTTCTTCTAGCTTTTGCTTTAGAAAATCTTTTCTTAGCTTCTACACCAGATTGTTGTTCAAGTATTTCATTAAAATCTCTATCAAACTTAGAACTTTTATTAGATATAGCTATTTGAACTTTAGATTTAATGTCTAGTTGTTCTAAAACATTTTTAACAGCTTCTACATTTGGTAAAGCATCATCAACAAAATACATATCATTATATCCTTCTGCAAACTTGTTAAGCATCCACAATGCTTTTGCTTCACCAGTACTGTTACCTAAACCAGTAATATTTTCAATAGGTATTTTTATACCTTCACTTTCCAAATAAGCATGTATTGCCGCTTGGCTTTCTGGAGCTCTTGCTGTTAGTATGAAAACGTTTTTAGGACCAAACTTTTTAATCTGGTTTTTCATTTTTTCCATCAACGGGCCTGGTTTACCGTTAGTAACTTTGTTAAAATCACTAAAATCCATTTTCCAACCTTCTTTAACAAGTTGATCACCAACCATAGGCCACTCATCAGAAGCTATACGTTTTGTTTCACCATCTTTAGTAGCTATTACAAAGTTATCGCTAATACCAACTGTCTCATCAAAATCAAAAGCACTCATACCTCTAGGCTCTCTATTGTACTTAACAGAATTTGCTGATTGAGTTAGTTTACTAATTTTCATATCTTGCTCTACTTCAACCATTGGCTTGTTCATTAACTCTGCAGCTATACTGTGATCTAAACCAAACACTAAACCTTTAACACCGTTAACAACATCTTTTATAAGTCTTATTGCTTTAACGTTTTTATCACCTCTATTTATAGGATTAAACATTCTGATCATAGAACCAAACTCTTTACCAGCTTCATAAACTAACCCCATCATGTTTTTTAAACCGGTTTTGTCTAATGTTTTATCTGCTTTTTTAGTAATTATAGCTACGTTATAGTCTATAAGCTCTTTGTCAAAAAGTTTTTTGTAATCAGTAGATTTTATTTTTTTGTTTAAAACAACATCTATCATTTTCATTAAAAGATAAGAAGCTGGTTTTTGATGCTCAAACCTTATAAGTGAATTAGAAACAACACCTTTTGCATCAAGCAAAAAGTTTCCGTCCTCGTCTATTATACCGTCCATTATACCAACAACCTTACCAGCTCTTCTTAATGTAGTGCTAGGGTTGCTCATAAGAGTCATCATCTGAACAACAAAGTCTTGCTCTGTAAATGAAGAGTCATTTTCAAGCTTATCAGCTAAAAATATAATTTTATTTACTAAAGCTTTACGAGCTAATTCAGCTTCTGCATCTTTCTTTTTTTGACTATACTTGTTAGCACCTTTACGGGTAACTTTTTTCATCAAGTTAACCATTTGTTTTAAAACTCCTTCACCGTCTTGTGGCTCAAATTTTATTTCAACAAAATTATCTGATTTACCATCTTTAAATATAGCTGTGCTTCCCGGGTACTCTTTTTCCATTGCATCAATAAAATCTTGATCCATACCGTAAGAGTATATATACTTTCTAAAATCCGCTTTTGGACCTTCTTCAGAGTGAAATAGTTGAAACCTAGGTGTTCCGCCTTCTTTGTATTTAGGGTTTTTTACAAACTTATCCGTACCAGCTATAGATATATACTCACCATCACCTTGTTTGTAAGCTGTAATATGATTTTGTTCTTCCATCATAATCTCTTCCAAAACCTCTTTCATGGTTATCTCACCACTTTTAAACCTATCTACTATGCTTTTTATCTGCTCAGCAACAAATTTTCTACCTTTAGTTATAGCTTTTCTATTAAATATTTGTTTTCCTGTTGGCGTGTCACCATCTTTGGTTTTTAAACCCATTTTTTCAGCAAGCCCTACATAAAATTCTACTAACATGTATTTTTCAGCAAACTCCTCAAAAGGTTCTATTTCAACACCTTGAGATTGTAAATTTGCTTTTTGATACATAAACTGCTTAACTATTCCAGACTCTTTGAACATATCGCCAACAAGCGCTTTAGCTTCTGTGTTTAATAAAAAACCATCTTTAGAAAACACTTTAGATACTTTAGTTATCATAGCGCTTTGCTTAGTGTTTTCATGATCTATTTCTTGAAGAACAAGAGCAACTTCTGGCATACGCTCTTTTATTCCTACTTCCATATCAGCACCATACCTAGCTATAAGTTCTCTAGCTTTTTTAGATTGTGAAGACTCAGCTAAACCGTCTTCTAAAGAGTTTTTAAGTCTTTCGTTTAAATCACCCGTAGCTTCTAAAGATTTTCTTATCTGCTGATTTGTTATTGTTCTGTCTAATAAAGATAAAACAGCCGTTAGCTTAGCACTTGTGTTTCTATCAACATTAAACTCAAAACCTTTTTTACCATCTTTAGTAACTCTAAATATACCTAAGTATTCTAAAAAATCACTCTCACTTAGATTTGGTTTTTTATATTGAGGAAAATTATTTTTAATTCTTTTAGAACCTTTATTATAACCAAACCTTAGCAACACATTTGGCATGTTAGTAGATTTAAAAGCTTTTGTATGACCCTCATTAAATATAGTGGAAAGTATAAGTTGAACGCGGCGAGCTATAAACCTTTGTGCTGGCCTAACCTCGTTAGGACCTGCTTTAGTATCTTTTTTTCTTAAATTAGCTAAAAAGCTTGAGCTTCTTGGGTTTAATTTGTCAACGTCTATGCCTGTTAGTCTAGCTATAGTTTTATAAGTTAATCCTTCAACACTACTCAATTCCATAGTGTCTAAGTCAAGATCAAGCATGTGCTTTTCTTTTAAGCTTTCTTTTAACTGCTCTATAGTTTCACCGCTTTGGCTTTCTTCGTTAATAAGTTTCTTTAATTGTTTTAACTCACTAAAACCTTCACTTATCTGTTCTTTTACTTCTTCTTCTACTCCAATTTCTTTAGCAACATTATATTTAGGCGCTGTAAATCTAGGAGCATTGTCAAAGTCAGATGGCGTTGAATCATCTGCAATGTCACCAACTTTTTCATTTTCTATACTAACAGATCCTTCAATCATTCCTTTTTGAGCTTCATCTTTTATAGCGTTGTATCTAAGTGGTAACAAACTGTTTAAATAAGCACCAAACGGTACAAGCGCTGGATCGTAGGTTCTAGAAAGTTTTAGTAATTGCTCTGAGTAACCAGCAGAAAACTGATCAAAAGTAACTCTTTTACCTTCTTCCAGTCCCATTATTTTAGGATTGTTAGCTGCAAAGTCAGACAAAGCTGTAACTAAAGCCATGTTGTTTACAACTAAGTCGTTTCTTAAATCTTCGTCATAAACAAATTCTCCAAACTCGTCTTGCTCTCTTGTTTCCAAAAGCTCTTCTCTTATTCTAGTATTTTCATCAACAATTTTTTGAGTATTTTCTGAAAGTTTTATATCAGCTTTAACGTCATCTCTTTCGTAAACATTCTTTTTATTTCTTAATCTACCACCTCTTGTAGACGCACTAGAAAAAGACTTCGACATCCACTCAGGCATTTTGTTTTCTTTTTCAAAAGCTTCAGCATCAACAATAGCTTGTCTAATTTCTTTGCTGTCTATTTTTAAACCATTTTTTATAGTTTTTCTCATACCTCTAGAAAACTCTTTATTTCCTTCTAGCTCATTGTTGTAATCTCTTATAAAGTTAATAATACCTTTAGTACCTTTTATTTTAAAGTTTATACCAGCTTTACTTAATGTTCTTCTTATAACATCACCAACACCACTTAAGAACGTGGAGTTAAATTTAATATCACCTTGAACTAAACCTTCAGATATAACACTAAACATTTCGTCCCACTCCATACCATTTACTCTGTCTTCGTATGTTTTAAACTTACCACTAACGTAATTAGTTTTATCAGAAAACATGTACTTTCTTTTGTTTTTACCTAAAAGTTCTTGTCTCATTAAAAAAGATAAACCTTTAACTGCTTTAGGGTTTTTAAGAACTGTCTGTCTAAACACAAGGTGAAACACCTCGTGAAAACCAACACCATAGTTGTCGTCTGTTTCTACTGCGTTCTTACCGTCTGTGTCTTTAGTATTTATAAAGATTATTGGCTTATTCCCAATGTCATCATATATAACCACGCCAACAGAGTTTTCATCATATTTGTGAAAAGGCAAAGGCTTTAAACCTTTCTTTTTTCTCTCTTCGTTTTTAATTTTAATCTCTTGGTTTTTTGCTGCCACAGCTTTAGCAAAATCTTTTTTACCACCCTCTACAATATTAACGTCTATACCAAACATCTTTAACATGCTTTTACCCTTTTTCAAACTCATGTTGTAAAGACTCTTTTTCCACTCAGTGTTGTCTAAACTTTCTAGCTTAGTGTCTAAACCAGCTATTTGCTCATTTAATTTATCAACTTGTTTTTTTACACCCGTTTTGTCTTTTCGTTTTAACAACTCTTGCTTTTCTTTAACAAGGTCATTCTTTTTTATTATAGTATCTATCTGGTCTATTGTAGCATACTTTGGAGCTGCGTTTATAGCTTGAGCTATATTTCTAACGTTTTTCTCTATTTTTTGCTCATCTTCAAGTCTTTTTTGTAGATCTTTTATTTTACGCTTGTTGTATTGCTTGTTTCCAGATTTTTTGTTTTTAAACTCGTTTAACTTCTTTTCTATTTCTTTTTGCTCCATTCTAGAAAAGTTCATTAACTCAATATTTTTATCTTGAATCTCGTTGTATATTAATTGCTTTGTGTTTCTTACTGTTGATATAGCTTGTCTACCACCTAAACCACCTGTAAGCAAAGTTGTTCCAACAAGTATTTCTCTTTGAGCTCTAACATCAGATATTTCCCAAGAGTAATCAGCTAAGAAATTTGCTTTAACAACGTCATTTAAAATAACATCTAGCTGTTCTTCAGCATGTTCTTTAAAGAAGTTTGTAGTAAAAGTTTTCATAGCACCTCTAATGGCTTGGCTGTTAAGAGCTTTCATTGCTTCTTGTGTACCTACGTTTTTAATGTTACTAACAAATGTTTTAATTAAGTTTCTTCCTTGTAAAGTACTCTTTAAAAAATTAACATCAGGCATGACCATCTGGCTAATACCTGTTGCTAGTGTAGTTGCGTTTGCATAAAATACTGCTTTATCCCCAGACAAGCCTTGAGCTCTAGCATCTGAAAGGTTGTCAAAAAATAACATTCTATGATTAACATCTATCATTTTTAAACCTCCCATTAATTTTTCCCTAGTCGCGGGTGTAGCATTTTTAAAACTTTTGTGAAGAGACGATATTATCTTATCTCCCATTTTACCCATAGTAATATTAGCACCTTCAAAAGGAGTTAAGTTATTCATAACCTTATTAAAAGTAGTAGACTTTCTAGACATAGATCTTAAAGCAGCATCAGACCTAACACTAGCTTTTAACCCAGCAGAAGCAATATTCAATGTATATGGTAGTAAGTCTGCAACTGTTTTGGATATAGTATACAAAGAAGGGTTGTAAGCTTTAGGGTTGAAAAGACCAGCTAAAAACCCTTCACCATCTTCATCTGTTGGGTTTATAAGTTTGTCTATTTTATTTGAAGGAACTATTTTTTGTGTTGCAGCTCCTGCTAAAAAGTCAAGATATTGATCGTTATATGAATAACCATCTCCACCCCAACTAGTTGCTTTCATACCACCACCTGCATCACCAATTTTATACAAGCTGTTATCCATTACTTTAGATATATTGTAACCAGCTCCCATAGCAAGTAATGTTGTTGGGTTTACTGCCTTTTTCAATAGCTTTAACCTCAACATTTCTTCACCAAAGTTTAAACCAATTTCTCCAACTGCTCCAAAAAAGTTTTCAGTTAGTTTGTCAAGACCTATGTCAAAAGCTTGACTAGCTGAAAAACCACTAAAAGCATTTTTTTGTTGCTCAATAGGTTTAGCCATGTCAAAAGCTAGAGCTTTCCAAGAACCTTCAATATTCTTTTGCCACTCACCTACTTTTTTATTTAAACTTTCTCTATTAAGTTTTAACTCATTACCTTCTGTTTGTAAGCTTTTTCTATCTTCGTCAAGTGTTAACAAGTACTCATTGATCTCTGAAACTCTTTTAGTGTCTCTAGGATCTATAGGTATTTTAATACTATCAGGTAAGTAAACCTCCGCTCCTCTTCTATCCCATATAAAGCTTCCGTACTTTTCTTTTATAGATCTTAATTCTAAGTCTACATTTTCAAAAGCGTTTACTAAATCATTTTTAGAAGTAAAAAATTGTTTTTCTCTTTTTTCTTGTTCAGCGTTTAACCCAACATAAACCTCTCCTTGTTTATTTAAAACTAAGTTTTCGTTTGCTAAAACCTGAATTTTTGCAGCTGTTACAACCGAATTTTTATATGCAGCGTTATATCTTGGATCTCCTTGGGCTATAGCTTTAAACTCTTCTGGTTTTACTATGTTAAGCACCGCTAGTTTCATTTGATCGTTAAACTTTCCAAAGTCTAATCTTTCAGAGTTAGGTAAATCTAAAAAAAGATTTTTAATAAGAGAATTATCAAGATCATCTTTATCTAAAGTTATTATGTTTTTATATGCCTTGTCTGCAACAGCAATGTCTGTTATGTTTTGTAGGTATGATTGGTCGTACTGTTGGTTTCTATCCCTAAGATTAGTGTTCATTGCGTTCTCACCTGTAAAAATACCAACTCTATCTCTAAAAATATCTTGAGGTGATGTTGACGCAAAAACTCTTCTGTCTAATTTAATCTCATCACCACTATTAAAAAGCTCTTCCTTTGTAGCATAGTTTGTACCGTTCTCTCTATTTATTTGATTTAAAACTACATCTTCATAGGTTTTTATTCTCTTCTCATTAAACTCTACTTTTTTGCTATACATATCACCTCCTCCGGTATCAGTTGCGGCGTTAGGATCAACCTCTGTTACAATACCTTCGTTCAAGTCAACCTTGTTCATTTGGTCTATTAACTTTGGGTTAACACCAAGCGGGTTGTCAACTATATCTTCTTCAGACTCAAACTTAGAAGCAATTTCTTTAGACTTTTTTTCTGGATCAACATCAACAACTGTAGCCGCGAAAGCTTTCTCTTTCTCTAACTTCAACCTTTCTTTTTCTGCAATCCTTGCCTCTACTTTTGTGTTGGTAATTTTACCCTCACTATCCATAACGTCTCCACCTGCTGAAATTGGCTCAGCTCGGTTTGAATATCCAGGAGGTAAGTTGGTCATAGTAATAGTGTTATCTTCTACTTCTACTTCTGTTTCAGTATTTTTAACCTCTACCTTTTTTTCGTCTTTATTAAAAAATGATTTGCTCCAAGATGATGAAAGAGGATTTGGTTTAAAAATGCTTGTAGTGATAGCATTGTTTTCTTGCACTTCTAGTTCGTTGTCATCTTTTTCTTCAGTAAAAACAAAATCTTCATCGTTTACTCCTGCTGTTGTTTTTGTAATACTAGTCTTGTATTTCTCCGCAACCTCTTTACCACCTGTTGCAGTAGCTAACTTTTCCTCTGCTGGTTCAATTTTTATTAACTCAAGATCTTTTTTAGGAATTTCAACTAATTCTTCTTTTACTTCAACTTTAGAAGTGTCATCTACTCCACCTGGAAAATCATCTTTGTCATCTTCTTCTACTTCGTTTATATCTTCTGTAGGAGTTTCTATTTCTACTTCTTCTTTAGCTTTGTTTTCAACACCCATAGATAATATTGGCGGTGCTGGTGCTTCGCCTAAATTACTTTCTATATCTAACTTTTTACTTATTTCATTTAAAGTTTGTTCTGGATTTTCTAAGTACTGTTCAGCTGTGTAGCCTTGCTTTTTTAATTCTTTTATGTACTTTGGGTCTTTAGAGTTTTCTAAAGCCTGTTTAACTGATGGTAGCATGAAAGGTGTTTCTGTGCTTTCGTCAGAAACTGTAGATGTTTCACTGTTATCAGTATTGTTATCATCAACAGCAACGTTAGTTACTTCTTTACTTTTTTCTTTTTCAAATGCATCTTTACTTGGAAGTCCTGGTATTGCTGGTTCTTTCTTAGTAGCAAATGGACCAGGTTTTATTTCTGGACCAACACCAGGTATTGTAGACGTCATGTCTATTTTTTCAGCTGTAGCAGTTATTTCTGGAGTTACAACTCTTGCAGCTGTTAAACTGTCAGTAGTCATTGCCTCTGTGTCAGTTAGCTTTGTAGAGTCTATCTTGTTTTCTGTTCTGTGCTCGTTAAGCCTTTTCATCCAACCCCTGTTGAACGTATAGTTTGTGTCTTTTTCGCTTGTTTTTATATAGCTCTCCTCTCTTCTGTTAGCGTAAGCATTTAAAACTTTATCTCCACCAACATTTTCATCTGCAATAGCTAAATTAACATGTTTAATAGCGTCATCAAGATCAGTAAACTTACCTCCTGGAACAGTATAACCAGCGTTTTTTAGCGTTGTAAGAATTGTTTTATTTTTTTTGCCTTTATCACCAAAAGTAAAGTTTTGGTTAATCATAGCATCGTATATACTAGCTCCTACTTTTTTATCTGTTATTTCACCAAGCTTATGCTTGTCCCAGATATTGTCTTTAAAATATGTTTCTACTTTAGCTTTACCAGCGCTTTGTATTGTATTTGAAGATTTTTTGGTAGCGTTTGAAAACTCTAGATTGTATTCGTCGTTTAGTTTTTTAAAGTTTTTACTAGTCCATTTTTTAGGCACTTTTTTATCATTCCAATCCATCCAAGCGGACAAAGTAAGACCATAATAAGTTTTAGAATAAGCTATTGTACCGTCTCCAAGCTTAGTTTTATTACCATTATCGTTTTTCATTACGTTTACACCCGCCTCTGAATCAGCGGATAACCCATGAGCGTAGGAAAAGTTTGTTTCTTCAGCCATATACTAGTTTAGTTTTGTCTCTATTCTTTTATTTTTCTTATTTAACTGATCGTACCAAGTACTAGCATCGTTACCTAAAGCGTCGGCGCCAAAACCATCTCCAAACTCAGCAAGATTAAGCCTAGATTCAAGCTCTTTCATAACATCGTTTTTATCACCTTTAGTAAAGTCATAAACATGTCTTATCATATTACCATCTTCATCAGGCATTTGTATTGATAAAACTCCTTTTTCAGCGGACTCAAATTCAATATTAGAACCTTTATACTGCTGCATTAGGTTGCTAACAAAGTCTCCTTTTTCAGTATTGTTTTTATCAAGCTTACCAGTAGAGTTTAATTGACTTTCAAAGTCAAAACTATTCCAGTTAGTAACTCTTTGAAGCTCTGCTCCATCACCACCACGATTATCAACTCCAGTTCCTACGTATGCTGTTGTAGCAGCATCAAAACGCATACTGTTATTAACTGTATTTTTTCTTGTTTTAACAGCACTGCTTTTAGGCTCAACACCTTTAGTTGTAAAAAACGTTGAAAAAGAACCGTCTTCGTTTGGATTATTAAAATAAGTTTGGTTTTGCTTCATTAACTCCTGTTGTTTATTTTCGTACTCGTCATTAGTTATAGTACCCATAAACTTAGAATACTTATCAACAACAAAATTTACATGATTGTTTCTATTTTGATATTCAACTGTTCCTTCACTATTTTTGTTTCTTAAAAAATCTTCTAAATCTTGTTCTGATAAACCACCTCTTGGATCCATTGTGTTGTAGTTAAGGCTTGCGTCAGGGCTGTAAGTTTTACCATTAACACTAATGTATGTACCGTCTTCATTTTGATAAAAAGAAGGGTCTAATACACCTGATTTAAATTGTTTCATGAAAGGGTTGTCAACACCATCTTTACTATGGTCTTGAGTTATAAGATCTAAAGTTTGGTGATAGTTTGGAGGCTTGCCATTGTTAGAGATCATCAAAGCGTCCTTATATTCACCATCAGTACCTGGGTTTTTTAGTTTACTATAATCAGTATTATTTCCGAATTGTGTGTTCCATATACCTAAAATAGCTGTGCTTCCTTCATTAAACTTACTAAAACCTACTGGTAGATTGTTTCTATCAAAAAAAGTTGAGCCATTACCATTTTCGTTTGGTATGCTAATACCACGAACACCATCTTGACTGGTTATTTCAAAATTTTGCCCACCAAATTGTTTAGAAAAGTACTGGTCAGCTTTACTCATTCCAGGACTCATAACACCGTTGTTTTCTATTGTTTGAACTATATAAGAGTTTAACTCGTTACCAAACACAATATCTTCTTTAGCACTGTTTAAAGATTTAGACCTACTTATTTGATTATTTGAATTTGCGTGATCACCTTTGTGTGATGTAGTTGTGGTTGTCATCCAATCTTGAACAATTGGTTTGAGACTGTCGTCTCCTGTTTGGTGTTTAGCAATTGCTTTGTCAAATACACCGTCTGAGTTTTGAACGTACTTTTTCATTGCAGTAGATTGTGCTGCCGCCGCTTGCTTCATACCATCAAGCGTTTTATCAACAGCCATACCTATACCTAAGTTAGGATCTATTTTTTGTGCCGCTCTATCTGCTTGTATTAAACCTATGTCTGCTTTTCCAAATGCCATATTATCCTTTTTTATATGTTAAACCACCTATTATATTTCCAATACCACCAACCATCTGTTGTTGCGCAGCCATTTGTGCTTGATTTGACGCTGCAACTCTATTGGCATCCATACCAAGTATAGTACCTTGCTTGCTTTGTTCCATCTGCATAGATGCGAGCTTTCCTTTAGCTATAGACTGGTCAACCATAGTAGCACCTTTAGCTTTCATTAGTTGGTTTTTAGAGTCTTCTTGTGCTGTAAGCATATTTATTTTAGCTTGGTTTTGAGTAGCCATCATATTGTTTTTAGCTTCTTGTGCACCTATAGATGCTGCTGATTGTCTAGCAAACTTAGCGCTTGAATTAGCCATTGCTTGAGCTAAACTTGCAACACCACTACCACCAGCAGCTCCTTGCATGTTTTGCATTATGTTAGCTTGGCTTTGCTGAAACTGATCACCCATAAATTCTGCTTGCTGTGTGTTTACTTGTAAATCACTCATAGCATTATCCATGCCAGCAAATTGGTTTTCCATACCAGAGTATCTGTTTTTCATGTTAGCATAAGGATTACTAGTGTCTAAACCTTTATATACAGATAACTGTTTGTCGTAAGCTGCTCTAGCATTTTCTCTTTCTTTTCTTCTTTTACCACCAAAATCAATAGCTGATAATATTTGTGTTGCACCACCTATAGCCATCATAGCAGCTATAGGAACAACAGCATAATTAGCATCTGCTTGGTAAGTAAAAATTTCTAAAATTAAATCTATCATAATGTATTGTATTGTTTATTTATAATTACACCTTATATGTGTTATTTACTACTTATAGCTATTTCTGAGCCAACAGCAAACAGTTCTGCTTTAAGTGCAGAATTATTTTTCATGTCAACTTCAGCGTAGTAACCTGTAAGTTTTGCGTTAGAAACATCTGCTTTTTTAACAAAAAACACATAATCACTACTTGGAGCACCAGCAGCTGGTATTTGTGGGTTTGAATTAGCATCTATAGTTATTGTTATTGTTTTTCTATCCGCAGATATTCCTGTAACATCACCTATATAATGAATACTATCATCAGATGACTTCATAAAAACAGAGTCGTACGAAGCAGCATTTGCATTTTCTGATACAGAAACATTTACTTGGTTGTCAAATGATAAACTTATTGTTGCCATGTTTTATTGTTTAAAATCCTAAATTAGTATTATTTGTAGTTGCGTAGTTGTTAACAACCGTACCGCTACCAGTAGATACAACGCTGGTTGATGGTTGTTGATTTGAAGAGGTAGTTCTTCGATCCGTAGAAGTTACGTAAGCAGGTACAGCTATTGGCACTGCTAAAGAAACAATACTTAAAGTTTCTGGCGAATCAAATCCTATAAAAGAAAAGTTTGAATGTTGCGTAAGAGTGATAGTAAAGGTTATATTTGCAGTACTAATGTTTTTAGGAAATGTTACATACTCAGCATGTATACCATTTTCATCTATAGTTTTAATTGTGTTTGCAGCAACCAACACATGACCAAAGCTAATTTGTTCATTAGCAGCAAGACTTTGAGCTGTAGAAACAACAACGTTAGTACCACTAGTGCTTTTAACCTTAAGACCAGCGCTTACGCTTGAAGATGTTGTCGATGTTATGGTCATACCTTTGTTAATTTTAGCAACAGCAGTGTTTGAGCCATTTCCCATTGACAAAGTAGTTTGATTTGTTTGAGCGGAACTATTGCTAGTTACAGGTATAACATTAGAAACAACACCAAGCTTAAACGTCACGCCTGGATCTCCGTAAACTACCAATAGTCTAGTTTCTGCTTTTTTATTTATATTTCTTTTAGAAGGAAAGCTAATGCTAGTTAAGTCTTTTAAAAATGAAGACTTTTTAACTGTTAGACTTTCTATGTTTTGACCAGGAGGGTTTGTTAAAAGTTCATATCCAAAAATCTGGTTGTTAACACCGGTTTCGTCTATTATAGTTGAAACTTTTAAGTTTAATATATCTTTATTATAAGATTTTTTTAAAGGAACTACATACGTAACATTGTATTCTCTTCTTATAAGCTCTGTTGTGTTTTCAAAAGTATCAGAGCTTACAACTTTGTAACTACTAATGCTATACACATCACTAAAATTTAGCGTAGGTTTTGGGCTTAATATACTACCAGTAATTCTATCCACTGTTATTTTAAAATTGCTAACCTCTCCAACTCTACCTTCTGTAGAAAAAGTATTATCATTACTAGTAAATGTTAGAGCTGTATTTGCATTTATAGTTAAACTACCATTTAGAGTAACCTTTGATCTCCTAGCGCCATTATAAGACTCGCTAACAACACTTAATACTTTTATTGTTTGATGAACACTAAGAGTTTGACCAGCAATTATCTGTGGATTACTAGTAGTCATATAATGCACAGTTCCTGTTACAGTAGCTAAAGCAGTTGCAGTTGTTGACAATTTAACAGTAGCCTTTTCTTTGTATATTTTTAATATTCCTGACATGTTATATTTGTTCTTGGTAAGCTGATCCAGCTGTTATTGTTAACACTGATCTTGTGTTTGATTGCGGGTATGTACTTCCACCTGTTGTTATTGATACTGAAACTTTAACTTTATCACCAACCATTTCTGTTGTAACAGATCCTGAAAAATTAGGTATTGATGGGTTTTCTGTAAAAGAAAACGTAAAGTCATTGTTATCTAGCTTCCAAGCAATACCTTTGTTTACTTGAGGGTGAATATAAAAACTTCTAACTGTATTTCCTGTATTTGTAATTTTTTGATTAAACTTGATTTTATTACTAGTAGACGTAGAACTAGTTTCAGAATTGTTTATTATCCATTTTTTAGGTTCTGTGTTTGAAGCTATATCTAAAGCTGTAATAGTGTGAGTAAAACTTCTAACGTTTCCATTTAAAGTTACAGTAGACGGTTTTCCAATACCTTGAACATTTAAACCTTGAGTTTTTAACAAATCAACATCATTATTTATTTTAGTTCCTTTTATAAAGTTAAAGTATTTACCTTCTTTCTCTATAAAGCTTGGCACGCTTCCGCTTTCTTTATCTGTTGTTATTAAATCAGCAACCCAACCAGCATCACCTTCATAGCTTATAGTTTTAAAATCTTTAACAGTATCTGGTTCGCCATTAAAAATTAATTTAACAGTAGAATCGTAAGAAGTTCCGTAAAAATTATTTCTAGCTAAAGACTCATTATGCATGTATATCTCACCGTTTTTAAAAGTGTAATAAGAATTTAGTATTGATAAGCCTTGTTCTGGTATAAAAGATTTAAAACTAACCCATCCGTTTGTTTTTTCAGTAAAACTTACAGTGTTATTATTTAAAGTAACATTATAATTATCTTTTAAAGAATCGTAAGAACCTAAAACTTTTAAAGAGTTATCTAAGTTTTCTCTAAAGAATTTAGACATACCTTTTTCTGATATGTTAGTTATGCCATCTCCAGAAAGTCTAATAACAGCACCTCTTTTTTTATCAGTGTAATAACATCTATAACCATAAGAAGCAAAAGACTCTGGGTTTGTAGAAATACCATACTCACCAACAAATGGTACAACTTGACCTAAAACCTTGTTTGTGGCTGTTAGCTGAGGATTACCGTCAGCATTAAACAAAGCATCTTTGTTAGCTAAAACTTTTAAAGTTTTGTTTTCACAAAGAACAATTACATTTGTGTTTCTTGTAAATAGTTTTTGTATGGACCCATAATCAGGGTTTAAATCTTTAGTTATTTTTTCACCTTGTATAAATTGGTTTAAGTTGTTAAAACTAGACTTAGAGTTATATATACCAGAATATATTAATCCATTTTTTTTACGCTCTTCTTTGTAATCAGTATTTAGTATAGTAGAAACCCTAGGACCTTTGTCAATAGTTACAGCATTGTAATCATCAAACAACCTGTTAGACTCAACTCCATTACCAAAACTAAAGCAATTAAAATAGTTTAAGTTTTTAGTTTCAGAAGTAGCATCAATAACGTTATAAATATCGTTGCCAACAGCTTGAAAATTATTAGCAACAGTTAATTGAGAACTACTTGATGTTAATAGTGGTTGTGACAAAACAAAATCATCTTTGTAAACAACGTTTCCGTTTTGATCTTTCTTAAAAACAGTAACAGTTTCTCCAGCAGGAACTATTTGATTTACAAAAGAAGGTTTTATTTGAAAAATATTACCCTGTGACAACGTGTCTTTGCTTACAACAGCGTTTACATCTAGTGGGTTTTCTCCGTTTACCGTTCTATAACTTGTCTCAACACTCATACCATCTTTTACAATCATCTTTGTGCTAGGAGTTTCGTAAAATAATTCTAAATCAGTTTTTTCTTTTGGTAAAACTTCAAAAACAGCAGGCGTGTTACTACTTATTGCTACTTCACCAAAATCAACTTCAAAAGCAGAGAAAACACTAGCGTTTCTTTTTGCAACTTTTTCACTATTAGATTTTGCCTCTGCAGATGTAAAAGTTTTATTTGTAGCATAAGAATCAGAGCTTAGCTCTAAGTTTGATATAGCTGGTAAAGATTGGTTGTCAATTTCATCAAAAGGACTCCAAACTATACCTTTGTCTAGTTGTATTTGAACGCCAACAGCTTGGTCATAATAAGGTATGTCAGATCTGTCATTTTTCTCTATCTTCATTTCTGTTCTACCCACTCCCCAAGTAGTGTTAACAGCTTCAAAAGTCTCGCACTGTCTTATTATATAAACAGTATTTGTAGGATCTTTTGTAAACCTAAAGGTTTGCCCAGGTGTTGTTAAATATTTGTAAAAATTATATAAGTTACCTAAATTACCTTTTGTTGCCGACATTCTTTCTAATCCAAAAAACTTAAAAGTGCAAAAAGTCTTACCAATTTGCCAACCATCTCCAACGTATGGCACAGCTCCACGACAAGTTGTTCCGGTTTTATCTATAACTCTAAAACCAACACTTTGATCAATACACACAGATGGGTTTGAAACTCCACCAGAGTTTATAGGAGTGCCATAGTCTAACTCTTTCATGCTGTAGCCATTTATTGAATCCATGCCAGTATAAATAGTACTGTTTAAAATACCTCTTGTAACACCACCAAACTTTATTCTTGTGGCAGTTCCATTTAACATAACAGTAGCAGCGTAATCAACCTTACCGCTGGATATTGGTGCTGTTTCTGGGTTTAAGCAAAAACCATTACCATTCGCAGTATTAGCAATAAGTCTAGTGTTGGAACCATCAAAATACCCAAATTTTTTAGTAGCGTTTTTTAAATTAATAGTAACTTGATCACCGTGACCGTCAGTAGATTCGTAAGGGTTTGTGTTTATAGGTATATCTAATATTTCTTTTATATAATCACTAGAAGTTGAAAGATTTGTGTCTGGAATAATTGCATCGCTATCTCCTTGGTCTAAAAGCCATGACTGAGCATAGTAAACCGGAGCAGAATCTTTACTTTTAAAAGTGTTTATTGAGCTTTGAGATTTGTAAATAAAATCATTTAATATAGCGTCTCTTTTTGTTTTAATAAAAAACTTACCTTTAAATTCTTCACCAAAACCATCAGTTGTTTGTTTGAAAAATGTAAGCTTTAAATTTAAGTCTTGTGGGTTTGGCAATACCGTGCTGCTTTCGCTATAAGACGTTGTAGCTATGTCTATTAATTCTATTTTTGTAGCTTGAGGAGATTGTCCTAAAAAACCTATATCAGCGCCAAAAGGTTCTTTTGTTTTAAACAAATAAACATCAACAGCATCTTTCATGATTATTTCTTCTCCGTCATTTATTAATATAGACTCACTTAACGTTACTACCCCAGTCCCTGCGTTAACATCTGTAACTAAAACAACCTGACCACGCTTAGTAAAATTACCTGACTTTTCACTGTCAGTAATTCTCATACCAACTTGGATAAGCAATAAAGAATTTATATCAGTTAAAGCGCTTTTAGAAGTTGCTGAAGGAGATGATGTGTCAACAGTAAAAGTTGAAGATGAGGTTGTTCCTTCTGCTTTAAAACAAAGGTTTCTGTGAGGAGTAACTCCATGTGCTTTATTAGAAGAGCTTTGTTTGTTTATTATAGTTTTTTTGTATATATTTGTTAATTCGTATTTTTCAGAAACACTACCATTTAGTTTTGATGTAATGTCAAAAAATCTATTTTCTACATCATACCAAACACCAGTGTGAGTTATATAAGATTCTAACTCATCTAAAAACTCTGCATCATCTTTAAGATCAAAAGCACTTATTGAAAAACTAGATTTTCCTTGTGCTGGGTAACCAGAAAGTTGTAAATCATATTTTGCATTTTTTGCTGAATTTGAGTCAGTGTCTAAAACAACACGTCCTGAAGAAAAAGTAGTTTTATCATTACTTTCTCCAATTTGTTTCATTTTAAACTTTATGTGTTCTGGTGGTTCTGCCTGCTTGTCTAAAACTTTATACTTTATTGTTGCACCTGATGGAACGTCTACCGCATTTTCAGTGTCATGTTCTTTTTTTATAGCAATATAATCATTTTCATTTATCTTGTTAATCTCAGAAGAAGGAAAAGAAATCCAAACGTTTTGATCTTCAATATCACTGTAAAAACGATCCATAGCTAAATTGTAATACTCGTTAGAAGAATCTTTTATATAATACTTATAATGAGTAGCCCATTCTGGCGTTGGAGAAACTAAAGAGCATTGTATTCTGTTTGATGTTTTTGCTTTTGACTGATCTAACCTTATAATTCCCGTTTCATCTGTAAAAACAGGTGATTGTCTACCATAGCTATCTAAAAATACAACACCAACTTGATAATCTCTAATAGATTTTAAAGATCTTAAAGGACCATCTCCAACATCAAAGCTGTTTATTTTTACTTTAAATTCAGCTGGTGTATTAAAATAATTGTATTGTTGCAAGTAGTTACCGTACATTAACCTATTAGCAGTTACCTCTTGCGACAAAGCTTTTCTAGGTACATTATCGTATGGCCTTAGCATTTGGTTTTCTGGAAGTAAAGATTTTATTTCTTCAGATGTTATAACTATAGAGTCTTTTGTTTTTAACTCTTCAAAGTCTTTATTCTCTACAGTTCTAACTATGTATACATTTGTTGCATTTGATTTTTTATAAAGTATATCTATAGATTTTACATCTTCAGGCATTGAGCTTATGCCAGATAAATTTATTCTTCTAACATCATTGACCATTGATTTGTTATAACCGTCTTTAGAATCATAGCTATAACCTTCTTCATTTTTTGGTAAGAAACAAACTTCAGTAAAAGGCGATATTGCTGAGTATTGATTGTCCATGTACTTCCACCTATAAGAAAACCTTGCAAATTCTTTTTCATATATAGCGTCTGGTTGAGTTCTTCTTGAAGTAAAGCTTAAAGATCCAATATTACCTATTATAGAATCATCTATAGACAAAATTTCAGCTTCAAATGCTTGTCTACCGTTATCATTAGTCCCAATGACACCACAAGTAGTTGTAGTGTTACCAGTAACTTTTTTAACACTAACATTGTCTATATTGCCATTCCAAGCACTGTTATTGTAAAACATTAACTCTGTTAAACTAAAAGCTCCTCTTGCAAGTGACTTTTGTTTCCAATACACGTTAAATGTACCAGTTGCTGATGATGGTAATAACAAGTGGTTTGAATGACCTTTGTCTAAGTCATCACCAATATATGCGTCTTCTGTTCCTAGTATTAATTTAAGTGCACCTTCACCTTCAATTGCTGTAACCGTGTAAGTTAATCTATATACCTCATCAGCAACTAAAACTTCATCTAAAACGTTTCTAATGTAACCTTCCGTGGAGTTTGAAGTTAAAGTTCCTGCATCAACAAAAAACCCAGCGCTAGAAGTTCCAACGTCTGTAGTTCCTGAAATACCAGTGTGCCATGAAGTTAGTGATGAGAAATCACCCGCAGTTATTTTTTCATCTCCAACAACCCCAGAACCAGTGGCGTTTGAGTGAGAACTTGAAATTATTTTTCCATTAACTTTTCTTATTTTTTTACTAAGCTTAAGACTTATGTCTACAAACTTATCACTGTCTGGATTTTCTGCTGTAACATCATCAGCTTGTAAGTTTATTATATCATTAACCTCATAAGAAGTATTACCTAAAAAAGTAATTGGTTGTATTTTTACAGGCCTTGCTTTGGTTAAACAATTTATTTCAGTAATCTTTATACTACCAACTGTCGTAGTCAATCCAAACAATGCTAACATACCGTTGTCTCCACTAACTTTTTGTTTCCATTTTATACTTACTTCATGAGTACCAACTTCATATCTTCTAGTTTCATTACCATTTAAACCGTTATATACCGTTTGGTTTAAATTACTATTTTTTGATAAAAAACCTATAATACCTGCTGTTGTTATTGTGATAGTAGCTTTCATTTGGTAAATATGGCCTTCTAACAAGTCTGTAGATTTAGTTACTTTAGGGTATCTTTGACTTGACGACCCACTACCATCATAGCTGTAAGTTTTTGTGCCAGAGTTGTAACTCCAACCTGTTCCATATTGCAGTTGACCAGAACCGGCTGTAGCATCAGACCCTGTTAAAGCTATATCAAAACCTGTTCCATCCGCTAGTATACCACCATCTTTTAATATGTTACCATCTAAATCAGTTTTAACACTTGATGATGTTCCTATAGGTTTTTTTAATGTATTACCACTACTGTCTCTATAAGCCCAAAAATAATCGTTATTATAAGGTTCTGACCAATGGCCTATTCTTACCTTTGTGCTGTTTAATGGGTTTGTAACAAAACTCTTAGTATCTACGGTTATAGTATGATTTAACCAGTCTACTGTTTTAACAGTGTGGTATCTTTTTGGCTCTACAAATGTTCCTGCTCCGTTTTCACTAATAGCAACTTTCATGCCAGGTTCTATAGCTCTCCATTTTTTATAAGCACTTCCTGTTGTAAAATTTGTAGTTGAAAAAGAAATTATATTACTAGCGTTACCATCAACAGGGAAGTTAGCGCTAACTCTTTCTATATAGTTAGAGTCTGTTATATTAAGTATGTTTGCACCACCTGATGTGGAGGCATATATATTAGATGTTAAAACGTCTTGAGAATTTAAGTCAGCTTCTGATATAGAAGGAGATTCTACATAAGCAGTGTTTCCAGAAGTTCGTGATATACCTTTAACATTACCTTCTCTTATAGAAGATTCAAGTTTAACCTTTGGCGCATTTAAAGGATATTTTTTAATTACGGTTATTAGCTCTTCGTAAACATTGCTAGTATATGTACCGTCTGAGTTTTGGTATTTTGTTGTTGTAGAGAAGTTAGTAGAACCGTTTTTCATTCTACTGATATTTATCTTTTTAGGCTCTGAACTATTGTCAGTAAAAAATAATAACTCATCAATCACGTTTGCACCTGTGATTAAAAAGTCATTGTTAAAGTTTAAAAAAGCAGAGCTAGAACCTTTATTAGTATCTACTAAAACTGGAACAACAACACCAGTTAAAGGGTTGTATTCAGCAATAGCATCTACACTTGTTCCAGATATAAACCATATTACATTTTGGTTTTCTTTATCTATTAAAGAACCTATGCACTTAGCGCCTGTAATGTTGTGGTCGGACTTTTCAATATTACCGTACGAGTTTTGAGCAGAACCAGCGTCGCTAGATTCTGAAAATGAAATATCTATGTTTAAAGCATCTCTGTATTGTCCATTTGGTATTAATCTCTCGTCAAGATCTTTGTTCATCTTACCAGCATGGAACACGTTTTTTAATTCCGGCATATATTAGTGTTTTATTTGCTTAGACTTTCCTCTCATTGTTTGTTGTAGCTCTTCAGACTTGTAATTAGATAGTCTTAACTTAGCTGTTCTTAAAGCTGCTCTTCTTTCTTTTTTATATCTTGCTACTAAATACTCAGGTGTATTCATTTTTGTTGCTAAAATAGCATGTGCTATACACTTGTACACCGCTTCTTCAGCAAACTTATGCACTATCATTTCAGCATCAGTACCTAAGCCATCACTTATATATTTTAGCACTACGATTTTACCTGTTATATTAGATGAGAAGTTTATAATACCTTGGACTTCATCAATATAGTAATCTCCGTTTAACCCTCCTAGCTCTGGGTTTAATCCGTATCTTCCACCAAAACTAATCTCGTGTATTTCAACATCATGATCTGCAGATGTCTGTTGAGTAGTATAAGGGTCATGTGCTTTTCTTCTTGTTTTTGTTGTAGAGTCTGGATTTGTTAATAATGTACCATCATCATTGAACATATATTCAAACGATCCATCTTGAGAAATATCTATTGGGTTGCCAGTGTGTCTAGTGGGTGTTAAAGGCCTAAAATTACCAGCATCATCAGTGAACATTATTTTAACATAGTTAACGTAATCGTGTGGTAGTGCCATAGTTAAAGAAGGTGGCACTTCTATCTCTTGAGACTTTGTAGATTTAAAAGTATCGTAACTAAATTCTTGTATTGCTCTTTTAGCATGAAAAATTATATCAGTTCTTTTAGCTCTGTTTATTATTTTGTCTTCACCAGTGTAACCAACCATAAAGTTATTTACTAAGTCTTCTAGTTTTATGTATTGATAATTTCCAAGATTAGGTGTTATTAATATAACCTCAACAATTGTAGTTAAAGGTATTTGATGGCTTAAAATCAAAACACCAGTAGACGCAGTGTAACTTGATATTGTTACATTGTATACAGATGCTAACGTTCTAGATGTTTTAGTAACACCGTTTACAGTACCAATTAAAAACACTTGAAACTCGTTAATGCTAGATGGTAGTGTTGGATAGTCTAAAGTAAATGAATTTGTTGTAGAACCAGTTACTTTAAAACTGTTAAAACCGTAATACTGTTCTTGTGTGCCTTTAAATAATGCCATATCTTATTGTTTTTCTTGGTTGACTTGTTTAACTTCTTCTTGACTAGCTATTTGATATAGCTGTGGATCTTCTATAGATATACCAGCCAAAGCTAATACTTTTAAAACCAATAGAGTTTCTTCTGATTCATGCAGCTGTGGGTTTGTTGAAGCATTAACATTATATAAAGCAGAACCACTTACAGTTTCGTAACCCCAAATAATATTAACTGGCTTAGCTACATAGTTACAAGTAACATTACTAACACTGTATGCTACTGTTGGTGATGATGGGAATATTTTTATAGTAGTACCTGTAGATCTAATGTAAACAGGGTTTGTTGAGGTTGGTGCTGCCAATGGAGATTTTTCAATGTATATTAATTCTTTTTTATTTATTTGTTCAATCTCTGTAGATCCAGAAGTTACCATACCTAGCCTATATACATCAGTAGGTAGAGTTAAAGTGTTGCCCGACACAGCAGACATATTTACTCTAAACTTTTCAAAAGGACTTATTTTTTCTTCTAGCAAGCTAATCATGTTAGAATACTCTGTGTCGTTTCCATTTCTTCTATCAAACTGACCAATATCATAAAAATATTGTTCAAATATATCCATCTGCGCTTGGTTGGCAAATAGATTAAATTCTTGAGGTGTTATATAACCTCTTTGTTCTTTATTAGCTATTGCTAATACTCTTTGATATACTGTGTCTATGCTTATTGCCATATTGTTTGTTTATAACTAGTAGTATAATCACTGATACTACTAATAAGTTAAAAAAATAGCCACCCTAAAAAGAGTGGCTACTTATTAGGGTCTAGCTTAATTGTTTTTCTATATTTGAATATATTTCCATACCTTCATCTGTTTTAAACCAAGCGGCTAAAGCAGAGTACGGGTGTTCATCAAACGGAACATTCATTAGTTTTCTTTTATTTGAAGCCCAAGTAAAAGTTCTTTGATCAGATGATAAATTTAAAATCCCTACTTCAGTTGCTTTAATACCAAAGTTTCTAAGAACAACGTTATCGTCGTTAACTAATTCTAAAAACAAAACTGGATTTTGCTTAGCATATAATAGTAAATCTCTTTTAAGCTCCTTAGAACTCATCTTAGACACTTGAGATCCAATCTCTACACGCATTACCGCTTCTGCCATGTCTATATCTAAGTCTTTAGCAGCCATTAAAGCTTCTATTTCTAATTCTAAGCTAGCTGTTTCATCAGCAGCTATTTGAACTGGATTAAACTCTTCAAAAGTACTTCCATTTGCAGGGTGAATACTTAAAAACTTTTGCAGCATTTGATTTTCACGCGAAACGTTTAAAATTCCATCGTAAAAAGTTATGTGAGCCAAGTTTTGTGGACCTACCATCTCGTCAACAAAAATAGTTTGTTGGTTTGGACAGTATTTAATTTCTCTTCTCAAACCTCTTTTTTCATCAAACCAAAATATTTTTTTAGTTTTTATAGTTTGCGATATAGGAGATGCTCCATTAGCTAATAAATATGTTTTATCTATTAATTGATTGCCAATAACGTTAGGTTTAACGTCAAAAGGCTGTTTTACTACTTTTACTTCTTCTTGTGTTTTCATAATAATATATAATATAAGTTAATAAAAATAAAAGGACCGAGGCCGAAGCCCCGGTTCTTTTAAAGTGTTGTTATCTAACTAACTTCATAAAGTTGTTAGCAGCTTGAACCACTAGACATCTTTCTGTTAAATAGTTAACTGTCATTGCGTCAAGGTCAGACGTGATGTTTCCACCAACTGAACCTGTAACCCAAGTTTTTAGTCTTCTATTGTCAGTTTGAGAAGCTCTGTAACGTACGTGGATAAATGGTCTTTTTACGTTTCTACCCATAGTTTCATCATAAACAGATGAAGTACCAGCAGGACATAAAACTCCAGATAATTTAGCATTACCTTTCCAAGTATCAGTTCCACTGTTATCTCCAGGTAATGATCCAACAGAACCGTGAGAAGACGCGTTGTTTAGGTATTTCCAGTCAGACTTGTAGAAGTCATAAGAACCTCTTCGCATACCGATAAAACCTAAGTTTAGTGCCATGTCAGCAGAATTGTCAAATAGTCCAAAAGCAGTACCACCAGAAGATCCTACAGAAACACCAGCTAGCATGTCGTCAAATTTCAACGAATCATTTCTATCTAGGTAAAGCATGTTTTCTTCAATAGCTCCTTGAGCATCTAATTTAACTAAGATGTTATCAAATTCTGCTAAATTTTCAGCGTTAGTACCACCAAAAGTATCAGTAGAAATGTGACCTCTAGTTTCAATTGCTTGTAATAAACCTTCAGTACCTTCTACCGTAGCAACAGCACCAGATCCAGAAGCAGCTTTTTGAGCTTCAATCATACTCATTTCTAAGTAATCATTGAAACGTGATCTAGTATCACCTTCAGCTTTCATGTACCACATGTAACCATTTTGTCCTTCTTCACCAGAAACTTCAACCCAACCGATTTGAGCAGTGTCAGATCCATCGATTTGGAACTTGTCTCTCATTATAATTGGCTTGTTGTCAAAAGTTTTGAAAGATGGAGTTAGTGCGTGTCTATCAGCTGTAGATCCTTTTTTATATTCAGAACCATAAACCATTACAGTAAATACAGAAGCGTCAGTAAATACGTTAGTAGTAGTCATATCAGCTTGAGTGTAAGGAGCTATTGTTACTCCTAAAGTATCAGTACCAGAAACCAAAGCATCTGAACCAACAGCAGTTACTAAAACTTTGATTTGTTTACCAACGTTAGCTACAGTTGTTGTGTCAGCAGTACAGTACAGTAGTAATGTGTCGTGCTTTCTTATCAAATCAGCTTCGTTTTGATTAGCAAAACCTAAAATATCTTCAGAAGCATCTAAAGTTGCACCTGTAATATTAATATGTAGTCTACCTTGCTCACTCCAAACAACTTTGTCTGATTGCATAGCTTCTTCAGCTCCTACTTTTGCTAAAAATCCTGATAACGATCTGTTACCATATCTCTCTACTTCAGCTTCGTAAAGCTCAGGTAGATATTGTTGTGCCCATCCAGTACTCATGTCTAAGTAACTAGCTCCTGTCGTTTGTTTTACCGGAGCTGGTACTGGATCAGCTAAATTATTTATACTCATTTTTTATTTATGTATTAATTGTTAATTATCGTTTTAATTTTATTTTAAAATCCGATGAACTATCACCTAACACCTTGTATTTAAAACCAGATTTAGACTCTTCACCAAAAGATTGTCTAGGGCTCATATCCACGTTTTTCGCTTTATTCACACTATCTTTCAATGCGTCAACTTTACCTTGTTCGTAAAAGTGTTGTGCAATTGCGTCTGAATTCATTGCTGTAAATAGTGACTTGTGATAACCTTTAGCATCTGACATTTCATTTTTTTCGTTCAAGAACTTCTTGACAAAATTATTAATATCGCTTTGTGTGTTTTTCACTTTGTCAGCATCCTTCACATTATACCTATAAACTTTTTCTCCAACCTTGTATTCAAATCCTTTGAATTCGCTGTTAAACAGTTTATTAGTACCTGCGTCAAACACTTCTTTTTGCAGCTTCTGAATTTTTCCACTTTGTTCAGAATTTTTGTTGTATTTATCATAAAAATTAATAGCTTCTTTTTGATCAGAAGTCAACTTGCTTCCAGCTTTAATCTCGTCGTAATACGAGGACTTTAGCCCGTCCATGTGGCTTCTAGCGTTGGCAACTTGCTCTTTAAACGCTAATTTTTTTCTTTTTATTTCTCTATCAGTGTTTTCTTCTTCATCGTAAGAAAAACTATCATCTATTAAGAAATCTATTTCTTCACCGCTTAAATGACTTTTAGTTTGTTTGTAGTATTCTTTTAAAACAATATTATCATTAAGCTTGCTGTAGTCTTGATTTAGTTTTACATAATCTTCTAAATCACCACCAGTTTTTTCCATGAAATCAATAAGCTTTTCTACATTTTCAGGTAAAGGTTTTCCAGTTTCTTCAGCAACTTTTATTGCTTCTTTAACTTCTTCTTTAACTTCCTCTACTTTTTTCTCTGTAGTTTCACTTACTACAACCTCTTCTAGTGTTGGAGTTTCTTGTGCTTCAACTTCCGGTTGTACTTCTTCTTGTTTTTCTGTGGTGTCGGCATTACTAAGCTCTGTAACCACTCCCTCGTCGATAGGGTTATCTTCTTTAATTTCATCTTGCTTTGGTTCTTGTACTGGTTCTTCAGCTGGTTTGTTAAGATCGACTTTTATGTCTTCATCTTGTAAATTGTATTTAGGTAATTTTTTAATTTTTAATTTACCTGTGTCTTGAGGTATGTCTTTGTTTTCTTCCATAATATAATATAATAATTAATAATTGTGTTTAGCTTGGTTCAAATTGTCCTAGGTCAAAATTTCCACTTAAATTGTCATTTCCAGACGATTCAAAATCTACGGGTTGACCACCACCGGTTCTTTGTTCTATAAGTTTACTTTGTTGAGATGCTTGCATTTTAGTTCTGTCATCTTTTCTATTTTCTTTACTAGACTCTCTATCACTTAAACCTTTAGACTCTTTTTCTTTTATTTGCATGTTATAATGAAACTCTAGTTGCATTAATTGCTTTTTCAAATCAGCTTCACTCATCATCTCTTGTTTTCTAAGTTCTGATTTTTGTGTTTCTAACTGCATTTCTGTTTGAGCTAACATTTGAGATTTTTGAACCTCAGCTTGTGCTGCTGCTGCAGCCGACTGTTGATTTGCTTGTGCCTGAGCTTGTATATTTTGTTGTTGAGCTTTTTGGTCTTGTTCTTGTTTTTTCTTTCTACGAACTTTCAAAAGTTGGTTTGCAAGTTTTAAGTTTTTAACCTCTCTAACGTCAATAGCATCTTCTAAGTTTATACTTTGTTGTTGTAGTGCCATTTGTATATTGTTTTCTAACAACTGTTTTTGCTCTTCGTCTGGTTGTAGTTTTATAAATATACCAAAATCGTGTAAGTGTACGTCTTTTAGTTCTTTTAATATAGCAACATTAAACGCTCCAATTTTTTGTATAAAAGCATCTTTAGTTGGTGAATATTCTAAAACATCAGAAACTCTTAATGATAAGTTTTCAGCAACTTGTAGCGTTAAAAATAATCCAGCATCTAATATATGTCTAGTAGCAACGTTTGAATTTGCTGCTGCTATTTTTTGTATACCTACTAAAGAGTCTTTGTCAGGCATACTACCATCTCTAGCTTCATTAAGCCCAGTAGTATCTCTTATCATTTGCAAGTAGTAGTTGTAAGTTTGTATCAAACTTTGCATTTTAGCACCACCATTACCTGATTGTATTTCTTGTATTGGAACTTTACCAGGGTTCATATCACCATCAGCAGTCATCGATCTACCAATAATACTACCTGTTTGGAAAAACATATTTAAAGCTTCTTGTGGATTGTAGTTTGTTCCATTACCCAGATCTATCTCAGCTAAACCATCAGCATCTAGATATATACCATCTGGAACCATACGTGACATAACTTGCTGAAGTTTTAAATGCGTAAGCTGTATCATGTCTGCAAAACCTGTTATTCTACTAACTAAACTTTCAATTTTACCATCGTACATTCTTGGAGCTACTATACTATAATTCATTTTAACTTTAGTATAATCACTTTTTGGCCTTATCATATTTTTAGCTAATCCCCAGTGTAGTAGTTTACCTGTTCCAAGTATTATAGCACCTTCATATAAAACCTCTATAGATTTTGATAGTTTTTGAAATTGATTAGTAATTTCTTTTGGTGGATCAAATTTGTCTGATTTAAGTATCGCCTTAACACCACCGCTGCCAGTTTCTTTAACTTTGTAAACCTCGTTGTTGTAAGTTTTGTAATTAAAATATAAAACTTGAACTTTATTACTATCATGTTTACCTTGCGTAGCATAACTTTGGCCGTAAGCTAATTCGGTATAAGGTTTTGTTTTTTGTACCTCTTCAAATTCTTCTGCAGTTAAATCAGGAAATTCTTTTACTAATTCGTTTATAGGTAATGTTTTTACCTCACCAACATAATATAAATCTTCAAAATAAGGAGAGTCCGTATAAGAATAAACTATTTTAGCAGGATCAACATAGTCAATTGTAATTCCTTTTGATTTGTTATAACAAGTTTTAGTTGCTCCTATACCAAGAACAGCTAGATCATAATAAAATCTTTTTTGTGTTAAATCATAATTATTACCATCTAGCACACAGTTTATAGCTTCTTCTTGAGCTATTTCAACTCCTTGCTTGTAATTTAACTGCATGTGTAGTGATAACTCTTCTTCGTTAGCAGGCAGTTCCTCTGTTTCCATTTCACTAGACCTAATATCAAGACCTTGTTGAGCTGCCATTTGAGTCATCTCAAGACTTTTCATATCTTCAAGTATACCTTCCATGTACTTGGTTCTTTTATCTACACCAAAAGGGTCTTGAGAATAAGTAGTTATGTCATACATTCTTTCTGACATACCATTAGCAACTATATCAACAAACTTAGGTATAATAGGTACTGGTTTCCAGTCTAGATTTAAATATGATAAATCACCATTAATAGACAGTTCATCTTTATATTTTTGTACTGATTGCTCTCCTCTAGCGTAAGATCTTAGTTTGTGATAATTATCTCTACCTTGTTGAAACTTACTGTTCATACCACCATTTGAAAACCACTCAGCTTCAATAGCTCTACCAACCTTCAAACCGTATTCCGCAGAGTTTTTATACTCGTCGTTTACGTTTTGTTTAGGAAAATAATCTTTAATAATTGGATCTGCCATATTAATTTTCTATTATTTTTGAAGTAAAGCCATCATTATTAAATCTAGCCATACTTATGTTTAATTTTTCTTTTTTTATTGTTGCATTTGGTTTATATAAATGTCTGTTGTTTGCCATTATAGCAAGTCCAGAGCTAATAGACGCATCATGCTTTGTTCTTTTGTTTATATCGAACTTTGCCCAGTCATTTAATAGCTCGTTAAAATAGCAATCACCAAACGTACCATCTTGCTTCATACCAACGTGACCTTGTATGTACATTTCTATAGCTGCAGCATGAGCTTGTTTTATATCTTCACTTGAATTAGGTATACCACCTACTTCTTTTTCTGCTACAGATAATTTATTCCATATTTTATCAGGTCTATTCATGCTGTAACCTCTGTAACCACGTCTTCTTAAATAATACAATAGACGAGGTTTATTGTTCTCTGCGAGTATAGGCATCCCGTAAAATACTAACGCCATTAAAACGTCCTCAAAGAATATCTCTGCCGTTTGTGGTCTTGCTAAGTACTCTAAAAAAAAGCTGTTAGCTGGAGCATCTTCCATACTAAACTTTGTTAACCCGTGCAAAGCACCTTTAGAACCTACACCATCAACTGTTCCTGATATGTCATAACTATCACAACCAAAAGCACCCATGTGTTCGTTACCAGGCCATTTAATACCGTTTTTAGTTGTAACGTTGTTTTGTAGTTGTTGTTTTGGCGTCCAACTTACTTTAAATCTACCTTTTTTATCTGGGTAAAATATAACTTTAGAGTCTTTAACACCATTAACCCATTGAAAATTACCTTGAGTAAGTCCTAGTGTTCTTCCTAGCTCTTCGTTATAATCTATTTGTTCGTATAGTTTGACTAAGTTAAATATACTGTTTTTAGTTTCATCTCTAAACGCGTGCTCTGTAGTTCTTGGAAATTGTCTATAAAATTCGTTTAATGCATCTTGATCACCTCTTAAACCATCAGCTTCATTCTGCCAGTTTTCTACTACACCTACATCTATTAACTCTCCGTGTGGGTCAAAGACTTCATGGTCTGGATTATCGAAGACTGGACTTCCGTGTTCGTCAATAAATCCTTCGTAGTTCCACTCCATTGGGATAAAAAGAGAATATAAACCAGACGCTGTCTGGCCGTTTCTGTTTCGCTTAGTAACATCTGATGCGTTGTATAATCGTTTGAAGTTTTCTCCACCTTTATCTAATGAGTTTGAAGTTGAGCCCATCATACATTTACCTATAATCCTACTACCTAATCGTAAACATGTTTTTGTAACCCTCCAGTTAT